GATTCAGAGTCAATTCCCTTAGATACTAAATCCTCATGAATTGCAAATGCAACATTAGTCATAACTTTGTCTGTTCCAAACCATTCGTTTTCCTCTGCCCACTCTTGAGACTTAACAGAAGGCTCCTGGTACACAGGCTCTTGTTGGATTTGTTGTTGAGGTGCTGATAACTCATATTCTCTTTGAGCTTGTTGCTCTTCTGACCAGTTTTTATACTGGACTTTGTAGTCATCATACTCTTGCTTGTATCGATTCAATGCACTCCGATCCGCTTCAGCCTGGGCCAACATCTGTTGTGCTTCAGCCATGGTATCGGCATCGCCAGATTCATAAGCAGTCTTTAATGCTTTCTTGGCAGCATTAGCTTGAGTCTCAACTCTGTTTTCAAACTCATCTTTATAACCTTCCTGAAGCTTCATGTTCTGTTCAGTTGATTGAGTTTGAGATTGAAGCAGCTGTCCAGAGAGTTGATTGTTTTTATTTTGCAGTTCTTTTGCGTACTGCAAAGCCTGCAACTCTCTACGCTGATACTCTTTAGCTTGAGCTACCGCTTTGTTAATTCTTTTTTGAGCGCCCCTAGTACGTTTTTCAGTATCAGAAATCTCTTCTCCACCAGCCTCTTCTTCGGCTGGAGTCTCAAAGTCTTCTTTAACAGAATCATTAGTAATCGGAGAAATAGAATCAGCTTCTTCTTCAGAAAGCTCAACAAAAGTTGATTCTTCCTGAACGTCTTCCTCAACTCTTCTATCTTGTGGAAGCGCAGCTTTTTCTACGTTATCGTCATCTAGCTTTGATAAAGCTTCGGTCAGTGTTTCTTCAGCCATTTTTTCACCTATGCAGATTTAATATCATCGGGGTCAAGAATCGTACCAATCACCTCATCATCATTAATGATGCGAACCTCATGATCATCTTCTAAAGCAAATCGAGCGCCTGAGTATCTTCCAATAAGAACCCAGTCTTTCTCCTTGCACCATGGAATGCCACCAAACTTGGAATCATCCTGATAAGCCAACGGGCCTACCTTAAGGACTAAACACACAGATGTAGCCAAATTCTCTTTATCTACAGTAGATTCAAGAAGCTGGATACCGCCATCTGTTACTCCTTTACCCTTGTAAGGCAAGACTAAGAGTCTCCACCCAGAGGGTTCTGGCATTCTTTCAATTAATGATTTATCTAACACGGCTGGGTCTAAGACCCTGTTTTCTTCGCTCACATATGCGTCTGCTATAGACGGTGTTGCGATAGTGTCCACTTGGGGTTCACTCATCGATATCTCCTTCAATATGCAATGCTTCTCTCAAGTCTTCTCGTAGGGTGCGAAGCATCGATAACTCACCCATAACGAATTTGTATTCCTCCATATCCTTTACGCCGCCAGAGGCAAGATACTCCATATGCCCTCTTTCGTATTGTTTAAACTTCTTATTAATGTAAGAAGCTAAAGAAACTGCATCCATTTACCTAATGATTTCTTTATCTGGATCAGTCTTTGACTTTGAATAGGTTGTTGGCGAAGCCAGCCCAGCGTAGTTCATTAATGGCGCTGTAGGCATTGGTTGTCCATAGCCACCAAACTGTGTTTGTTTATTGCCAAGCAGTGGATTGTCATATGTTAAATACCCACCACCTTGTATGTTCGCACCAGGAGTCTGCCTAGCCCTAGCATCAGCAACCTGTTGTTTTTGATAGCTTACATCTTTTGGATCAAATGATGTCCCTAATATGTTTCTCGGAACGTAATCTTTAAAAGGATCTGGTGGAGGAGGGGCTTGTATTGGTTGAGTCTCTACAGGCTGATTGCTACTAAAATTAATCTCTTCTGCAATCTCATCAATTCTGTCTTGATCAACACCAAGACCATACCTTTGCCCAGCTTCTCCAAACATACCTTCAGTATCTGTAAAATAATCATCGTCATAATCCATCATGCCAGAAGTGTACAACTGCCTTAGTTGTTCTTCAGTTAATGATGGATTTGGAGTTGTGATGTTTTCCATTTCCTGTTCAGACAAATACTCAGAAGGTGATTGAAAATCTACTGGAGGAGTGTCCTCATCATCATCGTCTTCTCGGTTTCTATAACCTGCATATGGGTCATCTATCTCTCTAGACTCAAGGATATCAAATGCATCATCGTCCATTAAATATATAGTCGAACCGTCTGCTCTTTTTCCAAGAGGCGGGTTTATTCCTCCTCCAACTGGGTCAAATTTTTCTAGTTCAAAAGGCATGCGAATATCAAGCGGCGCTCCATCTGCAACACTGGTAGGGCGATCAACAGCTTTTGGCAATTGAATCGGCCCGACACCAGGTATATTAATTATTCCAATTTCGCCTGTTCCTGGTATTGACCCCAACACCGGAGGTCTTTCTGAAGAAGGCCTTGATTTAACTTGCTTTGAAAAATCTTTTAATGCTTTAGAAAGTTCAACTTCATTGGGAACAGACCCAGATGGTTTTGGCTTTGGCCTTGCCTTATTGAGCGGAGGTCTAGGTGTTGGTCTTTTTTTATTTAACGGAGGTCTAGACTGAGGAACTCTTCCAAGAATCTCATCAATATCAATGCCTTCTAATCCAGGTATTCTAATAGTCATTATTAATATCCACCAAAGGCGTTGTTAGGATTAAATTGATTTGACATTCTTCGCGTCTGCATCATGGATGCTGGGCCTTGAGTCATAAGCCTTGCTGTTGGTGCCATACGTTGCCCAAACTGCTGCTGTTGTGGCATAAATGGAGATGGCCCTCCAAAGCCACCACCCATGCCTCGCCCACCACCGCCTTGTATCTGTTGGAACATCTGCATCATAGTTTGCATGAACTGCATGAATTGACCCATGCCTTGGCCCATGCCTTGACCGCCCATCTGTCCACCAAATCCTCCACCTATTTGAGAAGGAGCAGAATATGGGTTGGGCCTAATCTGACCACCTAAAGAGCCAGAAGGGCTTTCCATGCTAGGCCTTGTTGGTGGGGCTAGATGTATATCCATTCTTGCTCTTCTGTCTCGGATCGGTTGCGGCATTATTTCTTGTGCTGCTTGCATACCAAAAAGATCAGCTCGATTCCTTTCTGCAACACTTGATCTCTGACTTGGAGTTAAAAGTGTTTGCATTCCTCCAAAAGAATCAACTTGCGCTTTAGTTACAAGTTCATTCGTTAGTTGGTCACGAAACATTTCAGGGCCAGTGTCGTTTTGAGTTCTAGCTATACCTGTAAACCTCATATCTTCATACGAAGTCCCACCGGGTTGCCTCATTTGTGGGGGAGCGCGAAACATTTACTAGAAGATACCTGCGAACTTCTTGCCTCGAAGTGCTGCACCGCCACCACGCATCTCACCCGCGCCATAAGGCTTAGGTGCGCCAGGATTGGCAACGTCTTCTGCCTTAGCATAGTCAACTGTACCTTGGTCTTTAACACTGACCTTGCTATCAGAAACTTTAGGTTGTGGAAATGAAGTTTGACGTTTGATTGGGTCCATTAGGTTCTCCTATTTAGACTTCTTAGATGCTTTAGCTTTAACTTTAGCTTTAGCTTTGACTTTAGGGGCTGCTTTCTCTTTTGGTGCAACCTTTTCTTCTTTTGGCGCTTCCTCTACGGCTGCTGCTGCTTCTTCTTCAATTAGCTCGTCAATTGTTTTACCAAGAGATTCTGCTTTTACTCTTAGCTTCTCTTCGGCCCTTGCTTTGGCCTTGTTAATTTGTGCGCTTTTTTGTCTTACGCTGCTCATTGATTTCTCCCAAAAAAATCTTTGGCCATGTTCTCTGCGGTCTTAGCCATCTGGGCTTCACGCTGTAAATTAATCCTATCTTGCGCAGTATCGTTCTTCATGTCAGCAATATCAACTTGAGTTTCCAAGCGGTCTTCTGCCATACCCATGTTTCGATCTAAGCGTTCCTGCTCAATATCAATGCGTTGTTGCGCTTCCTTAGCCTTACGCTCAACGTCTTCAGCCTTGATCTCAAGCTCTTCCCTTCTCAACTCAACCAACGGGTCTTCATCGTCTTGGGATTTAAACTGCGGAGCCAGATCGTTAAGTATTTCAGCACTAGTCTGGGCAACCTTGTCTTCAAATATCGGTGCCATCTGCTGTTGCATCTGCTGTAACTGCTGTTGCATTGCGGGGTCTTGCATAGCCTGTTGTTGCATTTGCTGCATTTGTTGCTGCATCTGCGTGATCTGAGGATCCTGCATCGCCATTTCTTTCGCCTTGAAATCAACGTGCTGATAGATGTGTGCTTGAATTATAGCCATGGCCGCTGGATTGTTTTGCACAATAGAACTTTGGTACAAAGACAAATGCACAGCAATGTGCGCGTCATGATCCTGGTTCTCAAATGCCTGTGCAGGTTGTGCCTGTAGCATTGTCGAGTTTTCTAACGAGGGTGTTGTAGGCTGCGGTTGCGGAGGAGGGGGTAATAACTGATCTACCTGTTGAACTCCCATCGCTTCATACATGCGCTTATACGCATTGTACATTCCTTGCGGCCCATGAATCTGTGGATTCGACTGCACCATCTTTAACATTTCTTGCGCCAGCATCACACGCTGACTCATAGAGAATATGTTGGGATCACTAACCGGAATGATGTCTATACGATCATCAAAGTCGGTCGCCATTAATTGCTGTTGGCCATTAGCAATCATGTAAGGATACGCTTTGATGGGCGAATCCCTGAATATCTTAGCTAACAGATTAAACTCAATACGCTGTGAATAATGCAATCGTTTGTGGATTGCGCTCATCACACGGCTACCGCGCTCTAACAATGCAACTGTAGTACCAACAGGGGCTTCCTGATTACCATCACCAACCTGCATGTCAGCGATCGATGCAAAGCGTTTGCCTGCATCAACGAGCATACCCAGCAACTGAAGCAGTGTGCCGCTTGGTTCTTTGAATGGTAATGGCAGTAACGCATCGCGCAGTGACCCGCCTGGAGCGTCCATATCTCTGAACTCACCTGGCTGTAACGGGGTATCGTCATCTCGTATGCGAATGCCCCGTGCTTTAAAACCGGCTGGAAGGTTTGCCAAAGTACCCGCATCAATCAACTGCCGTAGTATTGAGGTCGAGGCTTTGGACAAACCGCCAATCATATGAGTTAAACCAAACCCATAGAAACCAACTCCTGGTAGAAACTTGTAATGCACAAAGTAATCAATGCGTTTACGCATGACATCAGCTTGCTGATAATTCCTTCTGATAGACAGAACCGCAGACTGTTTAGGGAATATCGTGACAATATAAGGCAGCTTAATCCCAGTCTCTTCGCCCTGCGCATCTACATCTTCAAAGCCTGGTATGTCCAACTCAATATGCATTTCATAGAGTTCTGACTCATAGTCTGTTGAACCAGAAGGCTTAACACCTTGAAGCTCATCAATCTCTTCATCAACCTGGTCATAGCCCTCTATGTCACCCCCCTTACTAGACACGGGGGTCTTTCGATAAAAACCAGACTGCTGAAGCTTCTTAACTTCATTAGTGGGCATATCGATGACATGCGTAATCCTTACCGCACTATCAAGACTGGTAGTGCCATATGGAACAATTAACTTCTCAGAAGGGATGAACCGTGAGACAGGTCGCCCAAGGGACTGATCGAAATGCACCTTACGGAAAGAACTGCCTGACAACGGGAGATAAAACAACATCTGATCTGTCTCAGGGTCATACTCTTTCATCTCCTGAGTCAGCATATAATTCATGTACTCTTGTACACGCGCTGCCTGTGAATCGGTCTGTGGTGTACCAAAACCCACTGTTTGAGTCTTGACTGGACCGCCAGAAGGCAACATCTCTTTGTAAGCCTGCGCCTGGAACTGCGTGACTGATTCAGCCAGTAGCGGGTGAATTACACCAGAAGCACCGTCAAATGGTTCGGTGCGTTCTTCAAATTTCATACCAAGGAATTCAAGACCTTCCTTGTATTGATCCATCCATTCTTTTCTGGATGATATATCGTCTTGTACTTCAGACATACAATCACTGAAGATCTTGCCCAGATCTTGATCTTCCATAATTTCAGCAAGGTTCTGATTGAAGTCGCCCATCATGTTGGGAGAAGCTCCATCATCCATGCCAAAGACCATGGTTCCGTCATCAAGGGTCTGGATCTCCTCCTCACCCATGCCGTCAATTATTTCGTCAGAAGAAGACTCTTCACCGATTACAATTTCTTTTGAACTGTCCTCAATGCCTAGCTCATCTATATCGATCTCATCAACGCCTCTTTCAATAGCCATGGCCTACTCTTTATCTGCGTACAGGTTGTCAAATATTCTATTGACATCTAACGTATAATCCAAGTCAGATTTACTGTAATGAATGTGTTGTGAAGGTTTAAAGTCTGGCGCGCCCTCTCCGGTTTCAAACCAAGCTGGATGAGTGACTCTAACACGATTGTTTGGCAATGCCACAATGTTTCCCGTCCACGGGCCTGCATCCAAGAGCTCAAGTACATGTGACTGCTTGTGCTGTGCAGGATCATCTGCAATCTCATTCTCCGCATAATCCACCGTGAAATAATACTTCGCAGGATAAAACTCGCCATCAATCTTAGCCAGCCAGGGACACGGTGTGGCTCGATCTAATACATACACCGCATGGTTGTGTGAAGAACAATCCCACGGCTGCGCATCATGCACGGCCATAGGAGCAGGCCACTCTTCAAAGGGGGTGTCAGCGACCAAGGCAGTGATTGGCATACGCGCCCACATCGCACCGCCATGCACATTCGGGTCATCCTCATCATCGGCTTCACAGCCAGTAAAGATTACCTGAAAGCTTAAACAGCGAGTAGGCATCGTGGTCACAGCAATCACCATCGCGTGTAAAAACTCGCCATGGTATCTTTCGTGATTGACTGTGTATTCCCTTCTCACCCACGCCTTGAAATGCGGAATGTTGCTTTGGAGGTACGGCAATTATTTTATCCCCACTTGTTCTCCCACTTGGTCGCTGATGCTTTATTACGAGAAGCTGTCTTCTTCTTGGTAATAGTTTTTGCAGCTTGAATCATCCCGCCTCTAGCTTTCTTGACGGGCTGCTTAATGCCTTTAGTGGGATACTTCCTAATATTTGGAAAAAATTTTTCTAAATGCCCAGTTAGCTCTTCAAGGTCTCGCTCCATTTGTTTTGCTGCTGGAGTTGATCCTCTTTGGCTTAATATTTTTTTCTCCAAAGCGTTTCGTTTTACA